CCGCGCGTGAAAGTGGCGCGAGGTGGCTGTTTGAGGGTCCACGAACAGGAAGCAGTGTTCATGCGGACGCAGTAAGTGTACACTCTGGAAATCTGACAGGAAAATCGCAGAGTGAGCGCCAAAACCACCCCTCTAGGCCCGTTCGCAGGTATCAACAATCGCCTTCCAGACCACCAGCTCAACATCGTCGAGCGTGGGCAGAAGGCCGGCGACTACCTGCGCAACGCGGTCAACGTGGACCTCTCCAATGCGGGAACGCTCCAGCGCCGGAAGGGCGTTACGCTCACGCTCTCGGGCACACAGTGCCACAGCCTGTGGGCGGACGAGCAGGGCGGGTACTTCGTTGATGGCGACGCGCTGAAGACCTTTCCGGGCGGCGTTGTGCTTCGATCCGGGCTAGCGCCGGGCCGCCCGATCAGTTTCGCGCGCGCGATCAACGGCGACCTCTACTGGTCGAACGGTGTGACCCTGGAGCGTATCCGCAACGGTGCGAGCATCCCCGCTGGAGTGCCGCTGCCGCGCGCGATGCCGCTGTGTTCTGCCTCGGGCGGCGGGTCGCTTGATGCGGGTCACTACCGTATTGCCATCACTGCCCTCGCTGCAGATGGCGAGGAATCTGGCGCGACTTGGCCTGTGCAGATCCAAGTGCCGGACAACGGGCAGATCGTCGTCTCCGGGCTGCCGGGCACGCGGACAAACATCTACGTCTCGCCACCCAACGGGGAGTTGCTCTTCCTTGTGGCGAGCACCACCGCGACCGGCTACACGATTCCGATCATAGGGGCGCAAGGTCAGACGCTGCAGTCGCAGGATATGCGCCCCATGCCCCCTGGGCAGATCGTCCGCATTCACAAAGCGCGGCTCTTGGTGGCAGACCGCTTCGGGCTGTACTACTCGGAGCCTTATGCGTTCGGTTGGCACAACCCTTTGCGGGGATACATCCCACTCCCCGGCATCACCCTGGTCGAGCCGATGCAAAGCGGGATTTTCGTGGCTACCGCCGACAAGACCTACTGGCTTGCCGGGGCAGATATCGCGGATTCCTCCCTCGTTGAGCGGCTTCCATACGGCGCTGCGGAAGGCACCAGTACGCGCATCGCTAACAGCCTCGATGTGGCGTGGTTTTCGCAGAGAGGGATCGTGCGAGGGACCAGCGACGGGCAGATTCAAGCCCCGCAAGAAGAAAATGTCGTCGTCAACCCAGCAAGAGCAGGAGCAACGTTGTACCGCGAACAGAACGGGATGCGCCAGTTGATCGCTGGGGTATCGAATACCACCACCACCCGCGCCGCCGCAAACAGCTTCATGACGATGGAAGTGCGACGCAAGGAGAGCATGCTGTGATTCACTCAAGACTACCCATGGGCTTCACCTACCGCTTTCGGCACATGCGCGATGGCCGCGTGCTCGATGAATGGACCGTGAAAAACCTGATGCCGTATGAAGGCGTCGACCACATGCTTGACGTGCTCGCGGCGCTGTCCGCGCCGGTCACGAGCTGGCACATCGGCCTGTACGGCAATGACCATACGCCGCAGACGGCGGATGTTGCAGCAACGTTTCCGGCCGTGGCTGGCGAAGTCATCACGTATGACGGGAATCGTCCCATGTTCGCGCCATCGCCCGCCACCTCGGGCGTCCTGAGTAACGCAGGCAATGAGGTGGAATTTAAGATCAATGCCGCTACGACAGTGCGCGGCGGATTTATCGCCTCGAACCCCTCCAAGGCAAGCCCGCTTGGTGTATTGCTCTCTGTCGTTCGCATGCCGTCCCCTCGTTCTTTCGAGGCTGGTGACGTGGTGTCCGTTGCCGCCGGTCTCGAAATCATCCCTTCGTAAGGAGCATCAAAAATGGCTATTAAGGTTTCCACCGGCCTGCGCGACGGCGCACTGAGCACCGGGTCCGTAAAGAGCTTGATGGATGGCGGCAATATCAAAATCTACAGCGGGCCAGTCCCTGCAACGGCGGATGCAGCCATCGGCAGCGCAACGCTGCTGTGCACCGTCTCGCTCGAGTCGAGCGAGACGGGCGTCAACTTCGACACGGCAGCCGCAAACGGGGTGCTGTCCAAAGCTCCGGCCCAGGTATGGAGCGGCGTCAACTCCAACACCGGAACGCCGACTTGGTATCGCCACGTCACCAGTGCGGATGACGGCACGGAGAGCACGACCGCCTATCGGATTCAAGGCACCGTCGGCGTTGCGGGCGCGGACCTCAACCTGTCGAGCAACACGCTGACGGCGGGAGCGACGCAAACGATCGACTACTACTCGATCGCGTGGCCGACGTTGTAATCGGAGGGTGTGATTGTGTCGGAGTGGAGCGACTACAGCTTCAGCAAGGTTGTCGATCACGCGCCGGAGGCGTCTTCCTATGTGCTGCACGCCTGCCGTAACGATGTCACAGGGACGATCATAGCCTGTGATACCGGATTTGTGCTGAGATCAACAGACGCCGAAATCTGGCTGTCGGTCCAGGACTTTGGTGGTGTCGCCGAGATAAGCGATCCCATACTAGGGACCGGCCAGGACACGCCGGTTCGAGCAATCTGTATCGATGGGGTCTTCTTCGTGATGGCGGAGATTGGCGCGAATCGACGGCTGTATCAGAGCACGGATGACGGCCTGACTTTCACGCTGCTGCACGAATCTACGTCCAGTTACGTCCCGAATCAGACCATCACGGATATTCGATTGGTGAGCGACCGGCACGTTGCCAACGGGTATTTCTACGTTCGGAATAGCGACGGGACCGTAGTTCGCACCACCGACATGGTGACATGGGAAACCACCACGCTATCTGGCCACGTCAGAGGGGTCGCCTATGGCGCGACCAAGTGGCTGGTCGCTGCCGGGAGTTCGCACTATGCGAGTTCGGACGGCACCACTTTTTACCTGACACTCGCAGACACTGCCTACGGAGATTACGCAATAGGCAATGCGCTTTGGTCTCCGGCGTTCTCGAAGTTCTTCATCATCAATGCAAACGAAACGACCGGTTACGTGGCTTCGTCGCCTGACGCGGATACCTGGGTCGTGCATACCGATGCTCAAATGGATCCTACGAGCCTCGGCGGCGGCTACCCTCCAGGCGGAATAGTGCCATGGAAAGTAGCCACAGCCATTGTGGAAGTACCGAACGGCATCTTCATAACAGGGCCATCCTATGTGCGGCTTTCTTATGAACAGATGCCCACAACTTTTACAAACATGTACTACGTCGTACAAGAGAACAAGTTCTTTGCTATCCAGAGTCCCAGCTGTAAATCGGCGTTTGAGTACGAAGGTGGCGTGTTTTTTACGCATTGGCGATATTCAGGTCTCCTAACGATCAACTATGGGGGCGATCCAGTGCCCGAGCCCGTGCTTGATTTCTGGACCGGATTTAACCTTACGTATGAAATACCCTAAGCTCCGAAACGGCCCTTCGCCTGTTGGCGAATCGCTGGTGCGTGCATTAAAAAAGAATGGCGCACCGTGGCTGTCTGCCGTTACTGCAGACGGAGTTGTTGCGAACAAAATGGGCCGCAGCAACAGCGAAGTGTTCCAGGGCGGGGAAGACGGGATCTATTGCCTTGGCTATGAGAATGCAGATGACCCGACGAACTACACGATTCGTGGGACACGATCGTTTCAACGTACATTTCAGAGCCGAGGCGAGTGGCGCGGGCCGCCGATTGATGAAACACAAGGCTCTGGCTACCTTGGGAACAGGGTGTTCGACGTGTCGATCATCCCGACCGGGTGGGGCAAGGGGTTCAATGTCGAGACGTACTCCGGCTCTTTGTCAGGGATCGGGATGCGCGAAGCGGGCTATGCGGCAAAGATCCACCTGACGCGCTACGGAAAATCTCTAAAGCAGACCTATTCTTTTCAAGGCACAGCGGTTGAGTATCAAACTTTTTTCTTCACAGGCACGATAGGCCGCTCTGCTGCGTCCGGTTATCGGCCTGCGATGGTGATTATCAACCGGATGGCGGAGAATGATGGTGCGCGGCGAGATTCCTATGGTGTCTTTCAATATTCGTTTGACAAATTCGACACGATTCATACGGTCGGCTTTGGGTTCGGAGAGGGGTGGTGTCACGGAGCGCCGCACCTGGTCGCGTATTGCGCGTCTTGGCTGCTGATAGCCCTTCCTGCGTACGTGTATAAAAAGCCGGCCGTGCAGTACCCTGGGGTGAGCTATTACAACGACAATGCAGACCCAAATCTATCGGTATTGCTGCGCTTTACGCCTGACGGGGATTTTCAACAAATTGGCGCGGGTCAGTTATTTGGCTTTGCACGGCCTGATCCGTTCCCTATTGAAGAATGGGACAACAGCGGACTTTATGAGTTTCACGAGAATGGTCGCACACAATATGGAGTTTCCAGTTTGCGAGGCCGCGTTCTTGCGAACGGGCGCGTAATTGTGCTTTCGCGAGCGGAGCTGTACGACTGTGAGTTTGCGATAAATGAAAGGCTTTTCCCGGTGGAAGACCCCGAGTTGCAAAAGCGCATCGCTGTTTTCACGGGCTCGGATAGCGGTGGATTCTCGCGCGGCAGCGACATCGAGATGCCCTTTCCGTGCCTTCCGGGCGGCGGAGTAAACGTAGGCCCGTACGTGGTGTTTTCCATCGTGCGACGGGTAAGCGACAACCCCGTCGGCAACACCGCGATCCTCATCTTCCGCGAGGACGGCGCAGTCCA